TGACTTAAATCTAAAAAATTAAATAAAAGAAATAATGAGAAACTAGATAACTTAAGCATTTTAAGATAATTTATTTAATTAGTCTTAAGTAATTTATTAATTAATAACAATAATTTTAATATATTTTGTTTTATCTCAATAATAAAAATCTTAAGATAAAATATAACATTAAATGTCGTATTGTCTCCCCCCTACTGTTATGAAGTCTAATTATAACTTTACGTGTTGTTTAGGTTGTGGTAAACCTATTAAGCGTGGAGAAAAAGTAACTTTTGTTTCTGAATCACGTGGAATGATTCTAAGACCAGTTGAATGTATTAATGGATTATACACACCTTGTACAGGGAGACGAATTGTTCATAAAGATTGTGACGTTATAGGTCTCTGGACTGAATATGGTTCCAATTCAGAAAATAAAGATAATAAAAATAATTCTAACTATGATTATTGTGATTTAGAATCTGATTCTGATTCTGATTCTGATTCTGATTCTGATATGGAAATAAATAAAGATTCTAATTATGATTTATGTGATAATAAAAATGATAATCATGATATAAGTGAAAATGATATAAATCAAGAACCAATCATTAAAAAAGGTTGGTTTTGGTAATTAAATATTAATTACTTTTAGTTAGAATAAGCTAATCCTCCCATACCACTCATTATTCTAAGTATATTATAATTAGTGGCATACACTCTAACTTTAGCTCCTACAGGATTTGCATCACTTAAATTTCTTTTTATGGAATTTGCTGTTAAAGTTAGCACTAAAGTAGCATTATCAATTCTAGAAAAATTAGCGGTGCCACTTGGTTGGTGGTCTTCAGGTGTTAAACCAAAGGAATAAACATTAATTCCAGGAGCTGGACAATTTTCGTGATGCTGATATGGTTGAACTAAATTAAAATAGGTCCCTTCTCTTTCACTAAATCTATCGTGACCATTAAGTTGTAATTTGGCTTTATGTATAGGATTCATACCTAAATCTGTCAATTTAAATGTTGAACCTAAATCACCCCAGATTCCAGGATTGAAATATAATTCGGGTGGAGGGTCAATAGCAGATGAAAGTTTAATAACACCAGATGGTTCAGTGCCTATAACACCCGCACCTGTAGTTAATGAAGCATTATCACTCATAATTTGGTTACCAAAACTTGTAGCTAATAAATCACTAAAACTTAAGGTATTAATCATATGTGGTCCTGATTTTTTACCGTAATTAAAAACATCACCAAAAGATGTTTCACTATGAATATTTGGGACAGCTGGAAGACCATAAAAAGCATTTTGTGGCCCTCTACCTCCAACTAGACCAGGGCCCCAAGCATTTTCAGGCGTACCTGTAAAGAATGTATTATCCCACTTATCAGTGTAATTAAACCATTGATTACCACCTCTAGTATTTGTGTAACTACTTGTTATATAGTCATTTTTTTGAACTATCCAAACTAGTTCTTTTACTGGGTGAGTAAAGTTAAGCTTTATATTATTACTTATAGATGTTACAGGTTCGTCCCCAGTAAATTGAAGTTGTTCAATGAGATATTCGTGAGCTACTTGTGCAAACCTTCTTCTTTCGTCTACATCTAAGTATATATAATCTACCCAGATAGCGGCGTCAGTTAATGATTTGTCGGGACTAGTTTGTGTTAAAACAGCAGAACCTTCCGTAACTGAAGTATTTCCTTTATTAGCCTTGCGAGCCCAGATACAATTATCTAGTGATCTAAATTCAATATTTAATCTAACATCGTGATATTGTAATGCTATTAAAGGTAGAGCAAGTCCTGGATTTCTACAAAACCAAAACTGAAGGGGTATATAGAGTGTGTAAGGGTCCACGATACATTTATCACCATCATTACCAGCTGGTGCAGTACTATCACCTCGAGAATAATAGATTTGTGTTAATCTAGGAACATTACCCACCATTTCAGCATATCCAGATGCGTGACCGGATTTTTGTGTTAATTCATTCCATATATGAAGCCAATCACCATAGTGTTTATCTATTCTTTGACCACCAATTTCTATTTCAACATTTTTGATTAAAATGTGTCCAAGCCAATTCAGCCATCTAAAAGCTTTAGGTTCGCTAGGTGTAGCATCCGCACTAACTTCAATTTGAGGCAATGTAGCTTGTAAATAAATTCTATGAATTAAATCTCCATTTCTTGAAATATTACAGTTTACTGTTCTTCCAAAATCAGGAGTACCATTAAAGGATTGTTGAATTGCTTCCATAGAAAAATTTGTATGTCTTCTATAAACTACTTTAAAAAATGTTATTTGAGGATTCCCTGTTAAATAAATATCTTGTGCGCCATAGGCAACTAGTTGCATTAATCCGCCTCCCATTATAATATATAATTAAGATAATATATCTATTTTTTAATACGCTATTTTAAAAATTTACGTTTATATTAATAAATATAGATTAATTAATATTTTATACTTAAAGAAAATTAAAATAAATATTCTATACATAAAGAATGTCTTTCAAAGTGAAATCTAGAAAGAAAATTCTTAGTGATGCTAGAGTCACATTAGATGCCAAGCACACAGAAAAAATAGATTATTTCAACAGCTTGAAAAATTCAGTGCCTGAAAAAGAAAAAAAATTAAGAAATTTAACTCAACAACTAAATAGGTTAGAAAAAATAGATAAAAAAAAATTATTAGATGAAGACTTCGATAAAATTATGGATTTAAAAGATGAAATCAAAACTCTTCAGGAAGATATAAATGGTGTTAAGAATAGTAAGGAAGATATTAATTATTTATTAAATACAGGTCATCTACTCTTTAATTATTATAATAATATTAATGATGTAGCAGAGGGAAAAGTTGGTGCTGTTAATGATTTAAAAAATAATAGTAATAGTAGCAACGTAAATTCTAAATCTGTGATGGATTATTTCAATTGTGGTGCAAAACCTGCTGAAACTGAAAACAATTCTAACTATATGTCTAAAGCTAAAATTTATGAAAAATATCTATCAAAAACAAATGACAATTTTGTTATGTCTACTGAAGATTATAATATAGATATATGTCCTAAGTGTAATGTAGAAAAAATTATGTATCTTTCAGAAGGAAAACAAGTGTGTCCGTGTTGTAGTGAAGAAACTTTTATTTTAGTGGATTCAGATAAGCCATCTTATAAGGACCCACCTAGAGAAGTTTGTTATTTTGCTTATAAGAGAATTAATCACTTTAATGAATGGTTAGCGCAGTTTCAAGCTAAAGAATCTACAGATATTCCAGCTGATGTTTATGAGAAAATATTAGAAGAATTAAAAAAGGAGCGTATTAGCAATATGTGTGAATTAACACCAATAAAGTTAAGAGAAATATTAAAAAAATTAAAAAAGAATAAATATTATGAACACGTTCCACATATTATTAATAAGTTAAATGGACAGCCACCCCCAATTATGACTAGAGAAACTGAAGAAGAACTAAGAAGAATGTTTAAAGAAATTCAAATACCATTTCATAAACATTGTCCTAAAGCTAGAAAGAACTTTTTATCTTATTCTTATGTACTACATAAATTTGTTCAACTTTTAGAGCTGGATGAGTTTTTACCTTGTTTTATGCTACTTAAAAGTAGAGAAAAATTACACCAACAAGACCAAATTTGGAAGAAAATTTGTGAGGAGTTAAGCTGGGAGTTTATTCCAAGTGTTTAAAATAAAAATTGAATTTTTAATTTTATATCTATAAAAAGTATACTATTTTTTATAGGTCCAAAAGTGCCAATAAATCAAAAGTAATAAGTAAAAACGACAATAAAAAAATGGCTGCTACTTGTATGACTACACTTACAACTCCTAATTCAGGATGCACTACAAACGTTAATACTTTAAATTTAACAAGGCCTAGAGAACCCTTCACAGAGCATATCTTTTCAGAAAAACAATATTTGGGGAAATGGTGTTTGGATTTGTCTAGTTTTGGTGTATTTAAGGGTTCCAGAATGTGTCCTACTAGCTCTGATTATATTATAAATTTGATTGAGTTAGGTTTAAATAATACTCTTAGAGTTTTCGATAGACCTATTCTAGGTTATGGACAGGACATTAGGGGAATTACCAGCATTCAATTTAATAGAGAAAATCTTTGCCCACAGCAACTGATTCTTTTTAACAATGATGGACACGGTTCCCCCACTCCAGGTTATATGTGTGCTTTGGACGTCTGTAAATTTCTATCAGAAGCGCTGATTAAAAATTCTAATCACATATTTAAAGATTTATTCAAAACTAAAGGAAATTTTAATCTAAATAGGAAACTTATTAATTCTATATTCCATAGTTGTGATAAAAAAATATTAGAAAAGTATGGAGAAGGTGGTACTACTTGCACTATGAAATGGTTTATATTGTGTCCGAAAACTGGGAAGCTTCATATTATGGATATTATGTTGGGTGATAGTCCAAGTGTTAAGATAAATCTTAAAGACGAAACCGTAGAGGAACTGTGTTTCACGCAAAATTGCGACACTCAAGAAGCTATTGACCAATGGCTTAATATTAGCTATCAGCTTAGTGAGAAACCACCTAAAGCAGTTTTATCAAGATTTAATTCTGGAAGATTTGGAACCCAAACACTGGATTATATGACTGATAAAAATGGGAAACTTAAGATGATAGATTTATTTGAATATAAACAAAAAGATGGCAAATGGTACACGGAAACTTCTGAAACATTAAAAAAATTCTATAAGACTTCTCCATCTAGTGTTATAAGTGTATTTAGGAAAGGTGGGTGTCAATCTTTGAGAGATATGGAAAGATGTAAAATGGAATATCTTAATGGTGGATATCCTATGTGCAACTACGGAAATACCATAGAGGGAATGGGACAAAATTTGGGTAGTTTTGGTGATATTAAAGACAAATTTAATCACAGGGTTCACACTGTACCAAATATTCATCACGAAATACTAACAGAACCTAATAGTGACATATACTTTCTTGGTTCTGATGGTGTATTTGATACACTAACTGATGACTGTATATTAAAGGCTTGTAAAGATATTAATAATCCAGACAATAATTCTACTGACTATTTAAATTCTATTATAGAGAAGGGTTATGGCGCCGCTAGAGATAATAATTGGAGATTTAATAGGGGGCTTGGTACTTGGGATGACCAATCTTGTTGGTGCGTCACAATAACAACTGGAAATATTCTTGGGTCTAATATGAATAAGGAAAAGATTGGA